GCCATGCGATGTGGTCGCAACCAAGTCCAACTTCGCAAGCGCGTCCGCGCACTTCTCGCCCTCGACCACGAACACGGTCGCGTCTGGTTTCGCAAGCATGTCGGGCAAGCGATAGGGCAGAGGCTCAACGCCTTCCATTTTGTAAATCCAGTCATCGCCATCCGGGCGTCGCTGTATGTAGCGCGTCGGCTCGTAGCGCAGCACCTGATAGCGCAGTTCGCCATGCTCATCGAAGTAGTCGAAAACCTTACTGAGAAATTCGCGCGGCTTTAGCTGCACGACTTGCGGGCCAGCGATGCCGAACTTGTTTTGCAGCACCTTGCTGATACCACCTAAGGTAGCACCCTCGAAATGCTTGACCAGATCGACGACGCCACCGCCGCAGTTCAGTTCGTAGTCAAACCATACGCCCTTGCGTAGGTCCGCTTCGCGTCCTTGCTTGTTACCCCACCGCAGCTTCATGCCGTTCTTCTTTGTGGGTTCGCCCCAATAGTGTCGGGCGACTTGCTCCATATACGCGCCGATGTTTTCAGCCATGTGTGTGTTCCGTGTGTGTGCGTAATAAAAGGCGGGGAGCATAGCCCCCCGCCTTTACAATTAAAAGAGGTCGTCTTCGCTTGCGGGCATGTCAACCGGCACGTCCGCGGCCGGTGCAGGTGCGCCGGACATTTCATCCGGGCGATCCACCCACGAGACGATCTTCCAGTTCGGAACCTTGAAGCGCAACTCACCCTGCGGTGTGTTGATCTTCACGGGTTCCGTGCCTTCGATCTCAACGACAGGCGCTTTGCCTGCGTTCGCGCCACGCTCTGCTTCAAACTGATTGTGCAGTTCGTCCATCTTCCGCAGCACGGTCTTGGCGCTGTGCGAGAACTCACGCAGCCCCATCTCCTTGTTGTAGATGCGAAGACGGAAAGCGTTCTTGTGTCCAGCGGACGGACGCTCCGGCATCTCCTCACCGATACGCACCATGCGGAAGTCAGGCGCGCCGCTATCAAACGAAAGCCAGCCCACCTCGATTGCGTCGAGGTCAGCCACGAACTTGCACGGGAACGAAACTTCTTCTTCGTTCTTAATCCATGCGCCAGACATATCCTGTTCGCGATCCACGCGGATCATGTCACCCGCCTTGGCGTCCCACTTTACGATGGGGATGATGTCGCCAGACGACTTGCTTTCAGTTGAAAATCCTAGTCCCATTACCTTTTCCTTTTCGTTGAATTACGTTCAAACAATTTTGAACGCTTCGATTGGGTAGTGTGCGACCGGCTCGACATCATCGTCATCGCCCCGGTCCCAGCGCCCACCCATTGCTACCTCGAACGGTGATGCAAAATCGCACCACACTATTTCGTCGAGGAATTTCACAAGCAACACGGATCGCGTGTCGCTAATCTCTGCCAGTTGGCGCGCAGCCATAACCTTGCCCAGCGAAATCATAAGCGTTGGATAGCTGCGGAATCTATTGTTACGCGCCTTGGTTTCCGCGAACCCGCGCAGCTTGCCGTCGCGGAACATCGCGAAGTCCAGCCGATACGATATGGGCAGCTTGCGTAGTTCTATCCCGCGTTCCTTCATGCGTGCAGCGACGCGCTGCTCGTTCGTCAGGTCACGAGGTCGTTCGTATCTGGGTCGCATAACATCTCCCGTGTGACGAAACAGAACACATCAAAGTCCAGTTCCGCTTTCCACTTCCAATCGTAGGTTCCTGTGCCTTCGCACATCTCCGCGAACGCTGCGATTGGGATCACGCATTTAATCGGTGATCGGTCGTACTTGTAAATCAAACAGGGCAGCAGGTCGGCAGCGCGTGCCGCCGTACAGGCTTGCTCCCACCATGCGTCCTTCGCCTGCTTGCCCGACGCATAACGCTTGCACTCGATGACGAAGGGCCAGTTGTCGCAATCAACAGGACGCAGATCGCCAAGATCGCTCTGCCTGTACTGCTCAATCTCGCGCTTGAACTTGATGCCAAGTTCGTCGAGCAGCAAGGCCGCAACCTCGCGCTCAAACGCAGCACCCTTCATCCTGCCGCCACCGGGTTTCATTTGCTGGCAGCTTCGATCATCCGGTCAATACCGCTGCGCGCTTCTTGCGTCTCCGATAGACGCGCCAGCGCGACATGCAGTATCTCATCGGCTAGCGCAGACATGCTGCGGTGAGAACTTTCTTCAACCGCATCGCGCAACATCTGGTGCGTCTCAACACGCAGACGCAACATGCAGGGTTTGTATTCGCTCATAAAAAAAATTCCTTACGTTTGCCCTTGCGGGTGTAGCTTTCATTTCTATATAACATTGATAGCAACACACACACAAGGGAGAACACACATGCTGAAGCACGATAAATATGTTCTTTATCTTCGCGTCTCGACGGACAAGCAGGGCAAGTCTCGTCTTGGTCTCGACGCGCAGCAGACGATGGCCGCACCATACATGGATCGCGTCATCGCCACATACACAGAAGTCGAGAGCGGCAAGAAGGACGACCGCCCGGAACTCGACAAGGCGCTTGCGCATTGCAAGCGCGAGGGCGCTGCGATCCTGATCGCCAAGCTAGATCGCTTGTCGCGCAGCGTATCGTTCCTGTTCCGCCTGCGCGATAGTGGCGTAGAGATTGAGGCCGCTGACATGCCGGGCATGGGTACGCTTGAGTTCGGCATCCGTGCTGTGTTCGCGCAGCACGAGCGGGAAGAAATCAGCAGGCGCACGAAAGCTGCGCTTGCCGAGAAGAAGGCGCAGGGCGTAAAGCTAGGTTGCCCCACGCCGCGCAAAGGCGGAGCCGCTACATCCGCAGCTATTAAGAACAAGATGGAGAGCGTGTGCGCGAAGGCATTGCCAGTCGCACAGAAACTCCGCGCCCACGGTGAAAGCTATCGCGCTATCGCCGCAACCCTGAACGACACCGGCATCCCTGCGTACGGTAAGCAGTGGCACGACACGGGCGTTCGCAACATGCTGGAGAACTACGCATGACTACGTTTCAAAAAATGCTGGCGTTGCATATGATTAACGCCACACCACCGTCGCGCCATTACGTCGCCGCGCCTTGGGGCGCGCTCGCAATGGCAGCGACCATCGCTTTCGTAATTGGCTTTATCCTCGGAGACTTTATCTAATGGTTGGAAAACTTACACCGGACGACATCGCAACTGCATCCACGCTGCCCGCAATCATGGGAATGTCGCGCTACAAGACGCCCAACGATGCGCTGCGTGACGCCATCGAAGCAATGGAAGGCACACGCGAGGACACATGGACCGGCAATGAAGCAACGCGCTGGGGCGACAGGCTCGAAGGCACGATCATTACAGAGGCGGCTGATCGCCTTGGCCTGAAAGACCTGTGCCTTGAGTTCCCCAAAGCCTTCTTCCACGACAGCCTGCCGTTGGCCTGCTCACTTGATGGCTCTGCCACAGGTGAGGGCGTCATCACGACCAGCGTTGAGCGTGGCATCTATTGCATGAACGCCGACCGCATTGACCTTAGCGGCACGGGCATCATCGAGAGCAAGCTAACATCCGCTGCGCCCGAAGATGTGCCACCGCCCTTCCGTGGTCCGTGGCAGCTACAAGCACAGATGATGTGTACCGGCCACAAGTGGGGCATCGTCGCCACATTCTACCGTGGCATTGAACTTCGTTTGTTCGTGTATCAGGCAGACGAGGCAATGCAGAAGCGCATCACCGCAGCCGTGCATGAGTTTGAGGACCGCAAGCGCAACCGCGATTGGTATCCTGCCGCATCAAGCGCCGACGCTGATCGTGCGTATGCGCGTGTCGATGATGGTGCGCCGGACATAGACCTGTCGTCGTTCCCGGATGGCGACCGTATGCTGGCGGAACTGGTTGAAGCCAAGGAGGCCAAGGCCGCAGCAGAGGCGCGCATTGATGACGCGCAAGCCGCGCTCAAGGAAATTATGGGCAGCCACGAAGGCGCGCGAGGGCTTGTCGGCAACAATGCCTACCGCGTCATATGGGCAGAGCGCAATTACAAGGCGCAACCTGAGAAGGTCGTGCCTGCGAAGGAAGCCTACACCAAGCGCGCAGCTACGCTAACGGTGCGTGCGCTTGATTAAATAACTCAGTGCTGTCTCCCAGCTATCGTTCTCATAGCCGGGGGACAGCATGGTGTTTGCTGACACACGCTTGGTTAGCTGCCCACTAAGTTCGCCCACCGCAATGAACACGGCTTTCCTTACATCAAGCGCGACGAGCGCAACCACGTCACAGTCGTCAATCGTCAGGGCCTGCTTTTGCCCACCCTTGCAGACCTGCCATTGGTAGCCCTGCCCTGCGCGCTGCACGATACGCGTCGTCTTTGCCTGCACGCGCATGATGTCTCGACCGCGTGTCGCAATGATGTCGTATCCCTCAGCATCGACAAGCGACGCTGCCCATCCATATGAGCAGATGATTGAGCAGGCCAGATACTCGCCAGCCGCGCCGATTGATTTGGAACTAGGCAAGCGCCTCTAGCCGTGCAGCGTGTCGCTCTGTGCGCGCCGTGGTCTGTCTATACAATTTGCTATCGCGAAGCTGTGCCGCCGCCTCTCGCCATATGCGGGCCTCAATGGCCGCATGATGCTTAACGAACTTGGAGTAGCGCGGCATCCCAAGCTGAAACGCCAGCGAGATGATCGTGATCTGCGCATCCTCGGGCATGTCGTCAAGTTCGGGATGCAGCCAGCGTGCATCGTTGATCGCGACTTGAACGTCCTGCTCAAACAGTTCCGCGACACGCTCCTCGCTGACAGGCGCGCCAACCGGCCAGCCATATTCCGCGTCGCCCTCAATAATCAGATGCCCGATCCCGCAGGTCGGCTTGTCGAGATGGTCGAGATAGACCGCATAAACGCAGCCCTCGTCCTGCTCTAGCAGTTCGCGCAGACGCTGCATCATTTGCCCTGCCCCCGATACTTCTTCCATGAGCGTTTCTTGTGTTTGTTGCGCGGTCGCGATTGTGCGGACGCACCAATGCTGGTGCGCTTCTTGATCTTGACCTCAGAGTGATTGCTGAGTCCGATTGCGTTGCGGGCCATGTTACTTGCTCACCGATTTGTATTTCTCAAATGTGCGCAATCCGCCCAGCCCCAACATACCCATCAGGACAGGCATCATCTGCGACATATCTAGTGCGGGGAGTTCGACTAAGTTACCGGTCTGCGCGAGAACAAAAGTGATGATTGGCTGGCATATGTAGGACCAAGCAAGAGACACACCGCAAGCCCAGCCCACGAAGGGTCGCCATCCGGCAACAAAGATGGAACGATGTGCCGCCTCAGTCTTGTTGACCTCAAGTTGCGCGATGTCGATCTTCGCCAGATGCTTCGTCAGTTGCGCCTCAATCTTGCGCTCTGCCTCTGCTCGCTTCTTTGGGTCTTCCGGCAGGAAAGATCCCACCACATCTTTGACCAGCGGCAGCACCGCTGGGAGTAATGCACCTATCATTTTTTCACCACCTTAACCGAAATTAAATAACAAAGACACGCCGCCACGATACCAGTGAGCGCCGCTTCAGCCAGTTGCGGTCCGAAATGTGTTGGGTGAATCGCGATATCTGCGGCCATCGTAACCGCGCCGGTCAATAGCGCGTCCGTTGTTTTGTTGCGTTTGCTTGATACACAACTTGCGATCACACAACCAATACCGGCAAGGGAACCAGTTTTTGAGGCAGTTACCGCGTGGCTGATTGTCAGCACTGTGACATCCCCTTGGACCATGCAAATCATACACGCCGCCCAAGCCTCTGAAAATTTCTCTACCCAAAGTTTCACTTTAGTAGACACTACCTGCGGCGTCGCGCCAATCATTTTGAATCTCTAAATTGTTTGAGATGATCGACCTCGACGCGCAGGCGTTCAGCTTCACGCGCTCGCCGCTCCATATTCGCTGGGTCGAGCATTGAGGAAAGAACGCCCATGCGCTGCTTGATTACGCTTTCTGCGTTTTCAAGATTATCTATCCGCTTGTCGTTGGCCTTGATCGTCGCGTGTATCTCAGCGATGGCCTCCTGCAAATCTTTGATCCGCATCTTTGCTACAGCCGCGCCGCCGAAGATGCTGGCCGCAACGCCAAGCAGCGTGACGATCAACCTGATATCTATCGCGCCGTCCATGTTAGCGCGGCCTGTTGCGCCACCAGTCATGGATACGGATGCACGTCCACACGATGCTGATCGCGGCAGCAACGGGAGGCAACCATTCGGCCAGCGTACCGATCACAAGCGCGAGGGAAGCGGCATCAAATAAGTCTTTGTGAAAGTCCATCACGCTTTTCCGCCTCGCTTGATTTTGCCAACCATGCTGGGCGCGGTACACCATTGTCCGCCTCGTTCGAAAAAGACGCTCCATGTATCGCGCCCCAGATAGAAGCGCATCCCCACGCCGCTGGTTTCGCCTCTCCACGCCAGCTCCTCACCGGCATTGCGCGCTGCCTCATCTGCCGATGCGGTATCTGGCACGCACACAATCTGCTGCTGTGCAGCGAGCGGCGTTGCGAATAGGCACGCAGCGATTGCGAGGACGGCGCGCATTACGAGGGCTTTGTAGGCCAGACCGGATTGGCAGGATCGGTCGTGTTAGCGGGCAGATCGCGCAGTGCCTGCCGGTAATCTACCCACACCTGAGCAAGCTGAATACCAAGCCCGTCGTTGCTGGCATCAACTGCCTTGAGCGTTACCCAATCAGTTTCGGCGAGAAGACGGTCACGCTCGGCGCGGAGCGCGGCCCAAGGCTCGTCCGACGTGAGGCGCGCCACCTCTGCGTTGATCTCAGCGTCGGTCGGTTGCGTGATATCGGTGCTGTCCCAGCGGATTGTGTCGCCCGTTACGACCCATTCGGCTTCAGGGGCGAGGCTGCGGAGTGCGTCTGCTTTTGTAGCCATTAGCTGTAATCCAATTCGATCAAGGTTATGTGACTAGTGGCATTGCCAGAAGCGTCATTTCGCTGGGTAACGAACAGTCCTGACTGATCGACACGAGCCTGTTGTGTTTTGTACGTCAACGCGGAGGTAGAAGATGGACTATCAAGAAACGAAAAGAACAAATTGCCCATGAAGTTGTCCGCATTCGCAATTTGCGAGTAGCTTTCAATATCTGTCGTATCTCTCATCAGGTATATCTCCCCTGCTGCGCGACCAGCGCCAGCAGAGCAATGCTGTGAAATTAATACCAAGATTTTGTTGGCAGTATTCGCCGGGGTAATTGTTGCAGAAAGACTTGTATCGCTTCTGGATGTGCTGTTGCTTGACACAGCGGTGCTTGTCGTTGCGGTTACAATTTGGATTACTTTACCGCCCGCCGCAGCCGCCTGAAATGTCGGCGCAGAACCAGAGCCGTTTGAGGTCAGCACCTGACCGCTCGTGCCAGTCGCCGTCACGCCCAGCGCGCTGGTTCCGTTGCCGTACAGAACGCCGTTGGCGGTAAAAGTGCCAGCGCCTGTGCCGCCCTGCGCCACGCTCAAGTCGGTCGTTAGCCCGGTCAGCGCGGTGATGTCGCTGTTCGATCCCGACGCGGCAGCGCCAAGATTAGACCGCGCAGTAGCTGCGTCAGATGCACCCGTGCCACCGTCTGCTACGGCTAGGTCTGTCGTCAAGGTCAGCGATCCAGCCGCAACAGCGCCCGCGTCGCTGATTGTGACCGTGCTGTTCTGCACAAGCTGCCCGCTCGTGCCATCCCAGCGCGTGACTGCGTTGTCTGTTACAGACGCACCCGGACCAGAAACATCGCCGGACCCAGCACCGTCAGCGCCCTTGTCGCCCGCGCGGGTGAAGCCAATGAACGTGTCCTCTGCATCCGAGAACGTGCCGCTCGATGCGACGTGCGTAACCGCGATCTGGAACCAGCCCGTGTTGTCGGTCAGGCCCGTGATGTTGAACGTCGCAACATCGCCGCCGCCTGTGCGGAACACCAGCGTACCCTTGACCGTGTTCGTGCTGTCGTCAAACAGCGCGATGTATGCAGACTGATCGACACCGTTTGCATCCAGATCGTCAATCGCAATGGCTGTAACGCTGGCGACAGTGGCGTTGTTGAAGCGCACGTTTCCGCTACCGGGGTCGGCCATCGTAGTTGTGGTTGAGAAGTTGTACCCAACGACCTGAGCCGCGACCGACGATACGTCGCCGCTGATTCCGGCCACGGCCGTTACATCGCTGCTGATACCAGCGACCGTTGTCACGTTTGCGCTAATGCCCGCGACAGTCCCAATGTCTGTGCCGTCTGCCGCGACGGTCGTCACGTCACTGCTAATGCCAGCAACCGTGGCAACATCAGAAGAAATACCAGCGACCGTGCCAATGTCCGTGCCATCTGCGGCAACGGTCGTTACGTCTGCGCTAATTCCGGCCACAGTCGTGACGTTGGACGAAATGCCTGCGACCGTAGATACGTTGCCGCTGATCCCTGCGACAGTCTGGATCGCGTCCGTCGCGTCGGTTCCGTCCTCGATGTCCGCAAGCGTGGCGATGTCGGTCGTGACTGCGGCAAGCGTTGTGACATCGTCAGACGACGCGCCCGCTTCCGGGTCGCCGGTCGTGGTGTTGAACGCCAGATACTTGCCCTTGCGCGAGTCCTTCGCAGGCAAGGTCATGTCAATGCTGGTTGGGTCAGTTACCGGCGCGGTGAGGGCGCGATCCGATAACTCAAGCAACTGCTGATCAAAGATGGTTAGAGCGTCAAGCTGTTCGTTGATTGCAGAAGCGCGGAAATCACCAGCCGTCACAAAGTCCGTGGTGCGCTCAATGTCCCTAGACCCGACGATGATGATCTGATCGTCTGCATCCGGCGTTGTCGGGACGTTCGTACCCGTCACGATGGTAATGCTACCAGTGCCGTTCGCGTTGATTGTCACCGTGTAGTCGGTCGTGAGCGTCAGCAGCGTCGTGTTGAAGTAAACGTCAACGTCAGTCTGCGTCAGGATTTCAAACGAAAACGCATACGGGCCTAGACCGGCTGACCCGGTATAGACGACACGTCGCGTTACTGCGTTAATGCTGTAGTTTGCCATTAGCTTGCCTCACGTTGGTGGCATATTATCACTATTTTACGGTTGCACATACTGCGGATCGCGAGATGCGTTCAGCGACTCAAGCATCTTTTGCGTTACCGCCACAAAATCTGGATGTCCGGGCTTCTCAAGATAATATGGGCTAAAGTCATCACGTCGCGTGACCTTGCCAAAGACATCGTTTAGCGAACGGTTGGTGTACATCTTCTCAACGCGCTTGAGTTCCTTGGCCAGATCGCCCCTAAAACGAATGTCCGGCCCCTGCCTCTTTGCCATCTCGTCCGTGGCCTTGATGATTGCCTCAGACATAGACATGCCGTTAATCTTCAGCACCTTTGACCTGTAGTAATTTAGAAAATACGTTGCTTTTGCCGGAAGTTGTATCCCGCGATAATTAGTCGTGTTGTTTGGCGCGACCGCACCTAACGCCTCATAGCGAACAGCAAGAGGGTTGGGATCGCGAGTAGAAACGCGCGGCCCCATACGGAAACCAAACGGCGACATCATGGTTTCTGAATACGGCTTCGTGTCTCCGAAGAAATCAACAGTTTCAACAAGACTGTGTGGAGCCGCGCGCCGCTTGTAATCGTTAATCATCTCGTAAAGGAAGCGCGTCAACTCAGAGTTTGGGTCGCCGCCTGCTCCAACCGTGGCATTGAACTGGTCAAGCGTCATGCGCTTGCTCGGGACACCAGCCTCTCGACCTTTCTCTGCCTGAGACTTTTGATACCGCGTGCGCGATATATGCGCCCACAAACTAGAACGCGGATACCCAAGCCCCGGCACGGCTGCGGTTGCTGTCTTTGCATACTCACCACCGAGAACGCGGATGAACCTAGAAACTTTGCTGTCGCCTTCTTCCCTCGGGGGAGACGCTAGAGCGTCAAGAACGCGCGAAAAAGCCTCTGCCTCTGGGCGTTGGCTCAACTGGTTCACCATTAAGTGAGAGCCAACAAATGCAATCTTTTCTGCCAGCCCTTCTTCGCTTCTGTAGTCAAATTCAGTAAACGCCTCACGGGCCGCTGCGGCCATCAAGAACGGCGCAGTCATGTATTCCATTCGCTCAAGATTGATAAACGACTCGCCCTCAAATTCTCCTGTCCCAAGCGTTATCGCGCCCGGCCCCATAATCTTAGCGACTTGATATTTGATTTCATCAGTGATGTCTGCTGATTCTGTGCGGAAACTGTTTGGACGCCAGCCGCTTTTCTCCATGATCTCGCGCCGCTTGTAATCGGCTGGACCGGGGCCAGTAAACGAGTCATCATAAAACACAGTTGCAAAAGCAGCAGTTCCCATCGCCTGCTTGGCAAGCGCCATGTCGCGATGACGGCCACCCTTTTTCCAATTTGTCCAGAAAGCCGGAGAAAGCTGCGCGAATGGTGTAAGCGCCAAACCCTCAATGACGCCATTGTGTGCAGACTTTGCGAACAGTGTTAGAGGTTTGAGCAGCTTTGATTGTGCAACTCGCTGTGTCGCGTAATGCATTTGACCAATAGCTGTAGAGCGATCAATATCGCCCTGCAAAGAAACTTGCTTTCCGTAATCAAGCATGTCGCCGAGAGTTTCAATCGGCGTTTCATCCGCAAACTCAACAAGAGCCTGCTGCTGCGCCTTAATTGCGTCCTCTGGAGACAAGCCCGCCTCAATCGCGTCGTCATATACCTTCGCTGCGTGGCGCATAGCCTGCTCTTGGTAGACGACCGTGTGCGCGAAACCCTTGGAAAACTCGTCTACCATGCCCATTGGGCGGAAAGACAAGAGTTCCTGAAGCAACCCTACGCCTTGGATCGTCCGCCCAAAGGCATTTGGCTCTAATATCTGCCCGTCTTCCTCTTTCATCGTAGGGAAGAACTGAACCTCTCGGCCTCTTACCGAAACTGTTTTCATGGGGATTTTTAAAAACCCACCCACGTTCAGCGGCGCTCTATGAAAGTGTCGGGGGTCCATTTTGTTTGCAGAAAAGTCGCGCGTTGCGCCGCCTTCTACGGCAAACTTTGCGGCGCGAACAACAGCGGCACGAAGTCCTGTGACATAACCAGACGCGCGCAGCACAACATCTTCTGCATAATAGCGATCTGGGTCGGCACGTTGCCCCAAAAGGGTTTGGCGGGTTTTGCCAATCGCAATAGCCGCTGGCGTAGAGGCCGTTTCCGCCAACATGTTGACCATAGACGCCGCACTAAACAGCCATGTGTCTGGGCTGCTGATATACATAGACTGAGCAGTTTGGATGCCTGCGTCAAAAAGCGCACCCAATATGCCGGGCCGCAGCATCTTGCTACGCTCACGATTGCTCTCTGCGTTGTGCAGCTTGTTTGCCAAATCGCGAAGATGATTCATGCCGCCATTGGACGACACAATGTCGTCAATAACGCTCATTGACTCTACGTTCGTCAAGTCGCCCATCTTCTTAAATACGTTCATGGTGCGCGCAATGTCTGTTGCGCCGTCTTGAAAGTAGCTAACCATGATGCGCTGACGTTCAGCCACTTCTACAAAACGAGCCGCTTGTTCCGCAGTGGCGTTGCCAATCCGCACAGCTTCCTGAAGTTCTCTTAACTCAGCCCACCCAGTATTCAGCATGTCAACCATACCGGCAAAGGTCTTGCTGATTTCGTCACCACCGATCTTGGTGGTCATGTCCTTCCCTTGGAACTGCTGATTGATGATGCGCTCCTTGACGCCAGCCTCTCGCGCATCTGCAACAATATCGTCAATGGTGCGCGGCTTTTTAGGGTCAACTGCGCGGTCGCCAAACTCTTTGACCAGCGCAGCAAGACCGTCTTCGTCGTAGAACGTGGTGTTTGGCTTAAAGGGTGCAGCCTCTACGCCCGCCTCTTTTTGTGACGGCGTGGGCGAAGGCGCTTGTCGCGCATTGATTTCGTCTTGAGTGCCAGCGTTTACAATCGCCTCAAGATCGTCTTCAGCAAAACTTTCCTGCACAGACTTGGAGGCAGGCGTTACAGGCGTCTCCGACAGCGTAGCCGCTTCTTCCGCCTTTTCTTCAGCCTCTCTTTGAGCCTGCGCCTCTGCCGCCTTTTCTTTTTCGGCCTTTTTCTGACGACGCGCAAACTCAGACGGCGACAATGTTTCTGCCGGGCTTTGTCCAAAAACGTCAGACAAAATCTTTTTGGTTGCCTGCCGCCTCGCAGAGCCACTAACCGCAGCCTGAGCTACCTGAACAGACGGCAGTTCGGCTTGTTCTGGTTCCTGCATCGGTTCGATACCAAGAGACGGCGCGGGTTCTTCAGCGCCGCTCATCTCCGATAGGCGCTGCTCAAGATTTTTTGTGTCACGAACAGCCATACTATCGACCTTCCTTAATTAGCCTGCCTATACCCTTGGCAACCTCGTCAACGCCCTTCGCCAGACCAGCACCAGCAACAGCCCCTATGCCAGCATTAGTGGCAAGCTCCAGAGCGCGTTCTTCGGGCGTTTGCTCGTAGCCAGCGATTTCCTTGACTTCCTGCACCCCAGCAGTTTCGGGCGCAGTCAAAGCAGCACCAGCAATAGCCCCAGATTTTGCTGGGTTCTCAACCGCCTTCTGTGACAAGGCGGCAATCCTATCCTTGATTGCCGCAATGCCCGTGCGTTTTGCCGCCTCTTTGGTGCCAGCGCGGGCCGCAATCCCAACACCTCCCGTGCCAATGCCAAGATAGGTAGTTGGGTCAGACAGAACGCCACGAATGAAACGCCACGTTCCAGCCTTGCTTATGGGCAGCTGGTCGTAACGCCCCATCAAATACAGCCATGAGTTTGCTTGTGCGGGCGATGCGTCAACCATAATCTCACCAAGCTGCGCCACCATTCCCGGCTGCCCAGAAAAACCAACAGGCCCGGCAAAGTTGTAGTTGAACTCACCCATCAAGTCGATCCCGTACTTGGCCGCTTCTTCTGGTGTGCCGAGAAACTCCTTGTCCTCAAACATGAAGTAAACATCTTTCGCGGCCTGCACGAACTCGCCGTCAAACTGGAGCATGTCTTCTGTGATCTTGGGCTGCTCCTCAACAGGCTGGTAATCTTCCATGCTTGCGCTGCCAGCCATAACGTCTTCGACACGAACAGAACCACTCGCGTCCGAAACTGCGTCCCGCGACTGGTTAAGATAATGCTGCGCGTAAAAGCGCGCCTCATTTGTTTCGTACATGCGGTCAAAGTCGTCCATGCCTATCTCGCACCTTTACTTTTAAGATGGTCTAAATACGCCTTTTGCGCTCTCTTGTATGGCTCAATAAAACTTTCAAGAGCACTGATTTCGTTGCTTGTTAAGTTGTCAAGCACAGATGGCGGCAGGCTATCTCTGGCTGTTGTAATTTCTTGAAGGTTCAAATTTTCAAAAGGAACATTAAGTCTCTTAAATTCTGCCCGCAAAGCCTCAAGCGCCTCACCCCTTGCAGCTTCAAAACTTTTAGTAATCTCATCTTCAATGACACCAACGGCTACACCCCTAACAGTCGGCTCAATCGGGCGCGGTGTTGATTGGTCAGTTTTCTCCCACGCAATTAGTAGTTTCTCGTAATCTTCAACTTTTTGTTCATAGGCTAAAGTAATTGCAGCCTCTTTTGCTTGCGCTTCTGCAATGTTTGCTTCTGGCCCACCGGTCGCATCTGGAAGCAACCCAGACATAGTGTTCGCTTGCCGTCGAATTTCTTTGGCTACTGCGCTTCGTTGCGTGCTGAGTCGGTTAAGAAGTTCAACCCTTTTATTGAACGGAACATTAAAAGAATCAAAGTCATCATTAAGTTCTGATATATTGTTTGTAATGCCGCTGGCAATTCTTTCAGCAACTGTATATACCGCAAGTTCTCCACCGTCCTCGGCGTCATCTATTTTCGTGGCAGTGTTGTATTCGGGAATTGTTATCTCACCTCTGCGCGCCATGTCGCTGAGAGTGCGTTCTGCGTTTTCCCGCTGCTTTAGTGTTGATTTGGGGTTTTGGAGTGTTAGGGCTGCGTCCGCATACATACGTTGTGCGGATTCGTTTAACTCGTTTTCAGCAGCATCATCTAGCTTGTCCTGTGCAACCTGCTCATCTCGGACGTACTTTAACAGTTCGTCTTTCTCAA